TATGCAAAGGGCCAGCCCCTAGATAAATAGATTTTGGGGGTGTGGGGGCGGTGGGGTCGCTAGGCTGCCCAGTTGCTTGGGGTGCTAGGTCGCTCTCAGGGTCAGCAGCGTGCAGATCAGGATCTTCTGTGGCTTGCTCGGAGTCTGGGCGACCAGCATCACCAGCAGCCAGCTCAGCCAGCAGCTCACTAGCTGATGTATCTATGGTCACAGCGTCTGTGATGTTCTGACTGGAGAGTGCGAGACGGATAGATGTCAGGATCTTGTCACGCATCTGCTGCGGGTTATCAATCGTGACCAGCTCGCGCTGCTCAGTAAACAGAGAGACATCGCTGAACTTGGCGATAAGTTCCAGCGCTCTGATCTGCTGCGCTGGTGGATTGTCAGGGTTTATTGCGTGCTCTGTCAGTTTATGGATACAGAGCGCCCTTAAATGAGCGGGAGTTTGATATTTCGCAGCCTCTAACGCCACCTTAAACGCCTCTATCTGTCCTTGAATCGCCCCATTCTTTGCCAGCTCCTGTCCACGCTTGCTTGCTGTCTCAGGCTTGGCTTTACTCTTGCGCCCATTAGGGCGTGACTGGCGATAAGCCTCGGCCTTGGTCTTACCTACTGCCATCTGATAGGCAAACTCTTTCTGACTGTGTGTCAGTCTTGTTTTACTGGCGGTAGTGGTTCCCAGTAGCACAGTCTCAATCGGCACAGTCTCCAGACCATCCTTGACCTGTTTGCGTGTCAGCTTGGGTGGTTTACTGGTGCTCATTTAGTAGGTATAAGGTAAGTATCTCATATGGTGGAATTGTATCACCAACCTACTAGATGTTGTATCTGTCTCTGTGTATCTCTACTATCCGTAGTATCTGTTGAACTGATCCGCTCCGCTCTCTCTAACCGCGTTTTAAATTTTCTCATATCGTGGAATGATTTAGGCTTGACAACCCTTGCAGCCCAGTCGCGCTGGGCAATACAATCGGCAGGTGACTCGCTCTTGTGTCACCTACTAACTTAGGAGGGTTTTATTATGGCAACAGTAAAAATTACGGCTTATGACGCTATCGTTAATTGCGACTGGCTGGGGGAAGGCGCTCAGATCCAGCTCGGCGTAGTTGAGGAAGGTCACCCATACGATGCACATTGGGACAGTTGGGCAGACGAGAAGATCTATTTTTATTTGACTTATTATGAATTTGAGGCGCTGAAGGTCGGCGATGTTTTAAACGATGGCGAAGATTTCACCATTGTTGAAATCAACAAGCAAGACCCGACAGTTTATGAAGTTGAATACAGCCCTGAGGAGTGCGAACAATGAGATACACCGATTATTACAACCCAGCACTAGCCGAGCAGTTCTATTGTGCCAAGGTCAGCCATCACTATTACTGGTTTGAGACCTATCAAGAGCTCCTGAACTTTGAGAACTCAAACTGGTTTGATCCACGCATGACAACACACACACCAGCAGGGGGAAATTTATGATTATTGACACACCTGAGCAGATCGCTCACTTTCGCCTTTTAACCTTGCGTCAGGGCTTAAAACTGGAGCTGGCTGGCTTGAAGATGAGCCGAGGCGCAAGTGCTTACGCCATCATTAAACGCGAGCTGGGTCTGAAAGGCTCGCGCCTCTCCGTCTTTAACCAGTTGTCACAGATGTTAGGCAAACCCATAGCAGACTGATGAGCTGGTGAAATCCCAGCGAAACCAGCGTGAGCTGGTCTCTGTTTAACTAATCGGAGGTTTTATGCAATATATTGAGACGAAATATCTAAGCCCTACCAATACGAAGTGCAGCCGCATTAAGGCTACAACCAGCTACGGGGGCGACTCTGTGACTGTCTCATGGGATTATGGGATAAATCAGGAGGAAAACCACGCAAGGGCTGCGATGCTGCTCGCCAAGCGTCTGGGCTGGGTCGGTGAATATGTTTGTGGCGGCTCTGAGAATGGCTGCGTCTTTGTCAATACTAGCCGCGCCGTTGTTTATAACTGCGAAAGGGAGGCAGCGTAATGGATAAGTTCATTCTGTTAGATGACGATACTGTGCTGATTAGAGCGGGGCAATATGTGCTGGGGGATCCCTGCTACACAACTCCCGATGATGACTGGATGCTTTTGCTGGAATCTTGCGATTACTTTAGAGCCTCACCAGTCGCCGACATTGGCGGCGGTAAAACCATTTTAGGGTTCGGAACCTTGCATGGGGATGGCTGCTATACGGACAATTTCGGGAGCTCCTATCCAGTAGATGCGGGGCTGTTGGGTTTAGTTCCGATTGAATACGCCCAGCTTAATGAGGATAAATACTGGCCTGACCATATTGTCACTTTTGAGAGGGACACTCGCGCAGTAGATGACGGGCAGGGTCGGCTGACCTTTGGGAAATACACCATAAACACAGATTACGAACTAGAGGAGGAAGAACTGTAATGGCAACACTAATGAACAAAATGATGGCTACATCATTAAACAAGGTTTTAGATAGCTCACCGCTTGCCTATGCTTTTGTCATAGAAGCACTACACCGATACAGCGCGGAGGTGGCCGCGTCTAAACCTGAGGATTACCCTGAAAGGTCACTTATTGCGCCTCAGGCGTGGATTGAGGCGGCTCAAAAGATTAACCACATTCTAACCAACTGATGAGCTCATAAGAGCGAAACCAGCGTGAGCTGGTCTTGGTTTATTAACTAACGGAGGAAACAATGCAAGTAAGACAGTCTGAGCATTACTTAACGATGGATTATGATTTCAGAAGGGTCAATATCTATCACACAGAGGCGGGGGCATATATCGTTAAATGCTTTGAGCATGGATATCACATCCCCGATTTAGATAGCAGCTTGAGTTTGCGTGAATACGCCATGACGATGGCCGAATGTTTTGTAAGGGGGAAATAATGTTTTATGTATATCAAAACAGTTTAACCAGCAGCATACCGATAGGGGAGTTTTCTAATAAGGATGATGCGCTGGGTTTTATGGAAAGCCGCGCCCTAGCAAATTGGCGCGATGATGTCACAGGCTACGCGGTCAGGGATTATTTACTGAATGTTTACGCGGAGTATGAGCTATGAGATTTTATTTCAACAGTAAGCCGATCCCCAGAGGTCTGGCGCGGATGATCTTTATAGACTGTAATCCTAATCTTGATAATGCGGAGGCTGAGGCGATTTTTAGAGGTGCTCAGGCCACAACGGGTTCCAAGTTTAGGGCTCACTTACGGGATTACGGGCTGGAGGTAATCCTATGAGAGAGCTTATAGATTTGATTTTGTGGGTGCTGGTGGGCGTGGCCTCTCTGGCCGCGATCTACCTTTTTATATGTTTAATGTTAGCTATGTGAGGGAATGATGGATAACTATCAAAGAGCTGTAAAAATTTACGAAAACGGCGGCCAGTATGCTGTTTACGATGCAGTAAATGCTGGCATATTGCGTTGTAAAACATGGAGCTATTGTTTGGCTTGTGAAGATGTGACACCAGTTGAGCATGACAATGGCTGTTTGGTTTGCGGTTCTAAAACGGGAGCGAATGATGGGAATACATGACACTTTATTAACGAAAGTCCAAGAGGTTTATTTTGATTTATGCGATCTACTGGATAACAACGAATTAGATGATCGGATTGATGGATTTCAAGAGTTTGACAGTTTCAGAGATTTTGCTTATGAACAAAAAGGGAAGATGGCGCAAATTGAACGAATTATTGAGAAACATATTATTAAGGAAGATGAAAATGCCTAAATATGAAGTCTCTTTAGCTAGAGAGGAAACTACCATTTATTTACTTGAGGTTGAGGCCGCAGATGAGAAAGACGCGGAGCAAAAGGCTTGGGATGAGTTTAATAACGACACATCCTATTTAGATCATGGCAAACTGGTTCATGCCAATGAATATATTGATTATGTAGAGGAGCTAGACGATGAAAATAACGCTTGAAGTAGAAGTGCCAAAAGGCACCACAGTATCAGAAATTTATGGCGCGGTTAAACGCGCTTTTGATCCATGCTGGATGGCAGAATGGTGGCATACCGATGATGTCATAGAGCAAGCCGAATCTAATGGTGAGCAATTAACAGAGGATGAGGCTTTGTGGATATTGCAAATGATGGATAAAAACCATGACTGCAATATTGGCCACACTTGGGATTCAATGGATCATTGGATTGATAGAGTTATTCAAAATAGGGAGAAAGCAGCATGATTACACTTACACATGAACAATATGACAAAATTAGAAGTCTGTTAATGTATGCAGATTGGTGGATAGATGACTATCCTAAACATAGGTATCCTGAGCAGTATGAGGAAGATAAAGAAGTAATCACACAGGCTCAAGAAGTGATACAGGATATTGATGCACTAATATTGCAAACAAACACTACGCCAAAATTTGAACCAGCAGAGGAGCATTATGAAAAGATTTAAGTTGTGGGATAACAAAAAAGAGCTGATGGGTGAGTTTGATACTTTTTTTGAGGCTTGGGAACAAGGCACCGATTACAAGGTGACTACTGGCAACACTTACTTTATTGAGGATACTAGCCGCTTGGGTCAGATTCTTAACCAAATCAAGGAGTCTAATTGTGAACCAAAATGATAAAGACGCCCAAAAGTGGATGGAAAATAACGCCAAGTGGCAGTATCGCGATCTGATTAAGGCCAAAGAGTCTGGCGCGCCGTATCACATTAGTGAACACGGCGATGTTATTTTTGAGAAAAAGCCTGACTAGTATAATGGGGCATCAATACTTTCTTTAGGCTTTGGCTTGCGGTAAAGATGCCCACTTTATTATGATAATCGTTGAAATCCTCCCCAGTTGTGCTACTGATCCAGTAAGGATGGCCTGTTTCAATCGCAACGGACTGTCCAACATGACTGGGGTCATTGTCAGCAACGATGATCCCCTGCCCGACTGCCCGCGCTACCTCCTTGAGATTTCCTGCCGAGAAGCAGATGTAGATACGATATCTCAGGTTGCTGCTTTTCATAGCCAAGCGCACGGAATTGCCCGTGGCAAAACCCTCGCAGAAGATGGGAATCCCTTTTGCGTCCATGAGGAAACTTGCCCCCTTAGTCGTTTGTCCATACAAGAATTTTTTCTCCCCCTGCTCGTTGATGAGTTGACATCCGACCAATCTATCACCAATCCGCATCGGAATAACTAGCTTGCGCTCTCCGTTGTCTTCCCATACTGGCCACTTCTCATCAGGAAACCCTTTTCTTTCCATATATGGGTGGCTTTGCATGACTGTCTGGTGCATGATCCAGCCTGCTTTGGCTGCCGCTTTGTCGGCCAGCTCCTTGCGATCATCGGCCGCGCGCAAGATTCTTGTTAAATTCGCGGGTTGATGCGTTTTTTCTTCTGATTTCCAGACTGCTGGCTTTTCCATCGTAGCCCAGTTTTGCACCGCACCCCTATGTCCGTTGTAGATATAAGCGCCATTCTTTTTATAAGGATGGTCGGTAGTAGGAACCCGCACCCATTTATCGTATGACAATGAGTTAATAATCAGGCCATGTGCTTTAGCAAAGTCTTGAAACTGCATACTAATCCTTAAAAAATAAATTTGCGTCAATGCCCCTACGCTTAAGCTCTTCTTTTACTTTTTTAAGCGCTTGCTTTTCTATGTGGCCTACTTCACCTCGGTTTAGGCCTAACTGTGCTGCGACCTCCGCTTGAGTCATGTTAAAGTCTTTATATTGTTGTTTTTCCATTATTCCGCTTTCATAAATTTAAGGATGTTGATTGGTGCTATATAAAATTCTTGGGTCATGTCTTGATAACGCTTATCTTTGTAGGTTTTAACTGTCCATTGTGCATGGGTGTCACCTTTGAGCGTAGCGATATGGGTCTTTTCTTTGCTTAAGTAAATGTATAAATAAGGTTTAGGCACCGCATTGTCGTAGCTA